GGAAGGATTTTAGACAAAATGCCCATGTTTTAACTTAATATACTTGATAAAATATGTTTCTAAACTCGAATTTAGAAACATTTAAGATCTACACTTGAGATCTCAATATGTGGCATTTAAAGTAAAAATACCAAAATGGTTAGCTAAAGTTCTGGCTGGTGCTGGAGTAGTTACCATAGGTGGTATGGTATTAAACAGAGTCGCACCAGGTATAATGCAATCCGCAATGGGTAAAGTCGCATTACCAGCAGCCAGTTATGCAGTTGGCGGTCCAGAAGCAGCAGTCGGTGCAGTAATAACTGAAATAGTCGGTGGAAGTGTAACTTCTTTTAGTGGACCTAATGCAGAAGGCAACGTCCAGGTGGAGAGTCTATAATGTCGGTTCCAATAGTTAGACGTTATACGACAACAGTTCCAGCAGCACTTAATATTGCTACACCATCAATCGATGATGTAACACAACTTACAATTCAACAATTGAACAGATCCAATACCATAGAAGATTGGGTGAATAGCCCGGATCCTCCTGGTGCAGCAACTTATCAAACGGATGTTTTAGTTAATGGTATTCAATCAGGTGTTACAAACTTTTCAGTAGCAAGTTCTGCTTTAAGTGCGGGAAGACTAATTATGGGCCCAATTCCAGTTGCAGTTTCAGGACAGGCTGGTGGAAAACAATTATCATGGCAATCACAACAAACCGTAACAGGTGCGGGTCTAGCTGCTTATTCGTTTAATATCAAATACGGTAATCTCTTTTAGGTGGCAACAATGCCACAAAATATGTTAGGTTATGTTGTCAATGTTTTACCAAAAGATCCAACTGTACCTAGTACTTATGTTTCTGATATTATCGCAGCAGGAGCTACAACCACAATTGAATACCCTGCACAATATCGAGCAGTTGCAATTTCAGTCGGAATAAGAAATCAAGATCAGGTCAATGCTTGTCAATTTTCTGTAAACGGTCAGCCATTGATAACAATGTCTGCTGGTGGAAGTGAAAATCTAAATGATATGAATATTGTTAGAGTACAAATTGTTGCTGGTGCAGGGGGTGCAGTGCATGTGTTTAGTCAAGTAACACCAATGTTTTACAATACTGAAGCCCAACGATTTAGAACGGTGTCGCAATAATGGCTTTTAGCGGTGGCGGTTCTAATGTTCTAAAGCCACATACTCACGATAGTACGATTTTGCAAGACGGAGGAAATTTGAACTTTCAAAATATTACTCAAAGTAATATGAGTGCGGGTTCAGTCACGTATTCGGACGGAAATCATCTTCAGGAACTCATTTTAGGTGCTGCTGGAACCCAGCTTCAGGTTGTAGGGGCTGCACCAGCATGGGTATCGGATCCGGCCCAGGGAAAATATCAGCTATTGGATAGTTACAATGCAGGCGCAACACCAGCACTTACTAAAACTTTCACCTTTTCCCCCGTGTTAAATTTACAGACTGAATATTCTGAAATCATAGTGGTAGGAAATTTAAACTGCGCAGCAACAACTTTGGGATTGGGTGAAATGCAATTAAATGGAATTGGCGGCACGGCATACCAACCAAGCTATGGATTTGATTTTAACGGTGCTGCAATAAACAATTATTTGCGGGGTGCTGGAACCTCCCAGCCCAGTTTTGTTTTGTTTCCATCCACAACAAATGTAGCGGGGTCTGGTGTTCGTTTTAAATCCAGAATTTCTTTAATTGAAACGGGCGGTGGCGCTGTAGACAATTACGGAATTACAACCGATGCAGAGGGTGATGGGGGTGTCCCTGCCAGAACTTCAAGTCATGTTGATAGTGCTATATTCTCTGCAGGGTCTACACTTTCAAGTATAACCGTTTTTACTGGCGGCAACTGGAATAATGATAGTAACATTTCTGTTTATGGTGTGTTACTAAGTTAATGTTAAAAAAAATATGGATTAAACTTCAAATTGCATTTTTGAAGTTAATCAAGTGTTTTGTTGATAGAGGTTAAACAGCTATCATTTGTTTGCATCAATCCAACATTGTCAATATCGTATATTATTGAACAGTGACAATTTTTACAACGAATTTTTAAAACTCTTTCCAGTTCAATATTTCCACACTTGCAAGTTGGGTTGAAACATTTCAAAGTCCGAGACATTTGAAACAGTATTTGGACTTTGTATTTTTCTTTTTGAACTTGCCACATCCTGCACAATGAACATTAAAAGATATTTTTGTCTGTTCTTCTATTTCATATTGAAGCCCTATAGTTTCTTCGGATGCGTTGTATAACGGTCTGTATAATGCAGTCATCCTGTTTCTAGACCCAGGTTCTGCGCTACATCCATAATGCTGAAACACATCGCTTCATTGGCATTTTTGAAATGCTTTAGGTTTCTAATCTGTTCAAGTAGAGCCCAGTATGAAATCGGTAGACTTAGTGTTTTTGCTGCTTTTATTCCGCCTACGTTCCGCCCTGCTTCTTTTGCTACTTTTGTTGGTGCTGTTAGGTAATCCAGTCTTTTTCACCCCCTGGTCCAGTCAATTTTATTGAAATGAGAGGGGGGACAACCAGCACTGTAACAGGATTATACATTAAGTCGACGCTGCTGCTAGCTGGTTTAGAAGTTATGTATCTTTTTTGCCTATGACCAGGTGTTAAACCCCTTCTCAATTCATCATCTAATCAAGATCCTAGTATATTAATACACACATCTTTTTCTACGAACCAACAGGTCAGCACTCAAAATATACCTGTTGGACACCAACAGCCACCGCTAATTCCCCCACCAACCACTTTCCACAGCATATTTTGAATTTTATTAGGATAGAAGTCAATAACCATGGTAGTTTTGTATAGGTTTTTGTTAGCTTTTCTGAGCTCATGCTAGGGTAGTTTAGGGTGATATTAGGGTAGAAACGCTTAGATCTAAGTAATTATCATAGATTTATGGTATGGAGGAAATTTTATCATCAGCACTTATCTTGGTGGCTTGTATATCTGCAGGTGTTTCCGCTTGTTTCATTGCTAGGGGTAGGTCTAGTATTAATAAACACTCTCGGCAACGCATCAAAGACTTTGAAAATGATATTAAGTATTTAGCAGAAAGTAAGAAAGAAGAAGCCAAAGACTACAGACAAGAGATTTTACGGCTTAAAGGAACCTTAAACAAAATGAAACAAGGCGTAACAGTAACAGATAACGACATGCAGAACTCCGGCCTAGGTGAGGTTCTAATGCAGTTGATACCAGGTAAATATCGCAAGGCTGCATCCTTCTTAATTCCTCAAGTTGAAGAAGCAGTTAAGAAAGACCCAGCACTAATAGAAAAAGTATATGAGAAAATCAAATCCGCTAACACAACCAATAGTAAGCAGACCCAACCTGGAACTGAAACTCAAACAGTACAAAGCTTGTAGGACCTGCGCTGATACCGTTGATGGCCATCCGCACGGAATTATTAGAACCGTAGACTTTCAGTCTAACTCAAATAAACTTGACCCAATTTACAACACCACAGAAACGTGTCCTGATTGTAAGGGTGAGAAATACTATTTTCAGTATTAGAAACTAAACGGATCAGACGACTTTTTACGCCTAGAAACACGCTTTTTAAGTCCTTTATAGGCACGCCTTGCAGTTTTTCTAATACCACCTTTGCGTGTACTTCGTTTTCTTTTTCTTGTTGTTGATTTTCGTTTAGTCTTTTTCTTAGTCCCTCTAAGTCTGCGCATTTTTGCCCCCCAGGCTTTAGCAGCCTTTGAACCTTTCTTCATATTTTATATCACATACTCCTAACGGAAACTCCTCTAGCAGCATAATATGCTTTAGCTGCTGGACTTAATGATGGTACAGATGCACTTGTACCACTAGACCAGGTAATCGTGCTTGAACCTGTATTACCAGCTTGTTGTTGTGCTGCTACACTAACATTAGCAGAACCCGCCACATTGGGTGACGGAATAACTCCGAGTAAATTCTTAACTTCCCAAAATGGTTGAAGTAGACCAGCTAAACCTTTTCCTACACCACTACCCAAATCACCAGCACCTATACCAAGAGTCGATAAAGTGTTACCTATTGCGGATCCTGTTTCACCCAATGCACCGGCCGTTAATGAGGCGGATGCTGGGCGGGTTAAAGCATTACCTAAGAAGATAATACCAACAGCGACAGCGACTAGGGGAAGGATTTTAGACAAAATGCCCATGTTTTAACTTAATATACTTGATAAAATATGTTTCTAAACTCGAATTTAGAAACATTTAAGATCTACACTTGAGATCTCAATATGTGGCATTTAAAGTAAAAATACCAAAATGGTTAGC